GAAAATGAATGCTTTTGTCTTAGTCGATGAAGACGCAAAGGTTGAAGACTATGCCCAGATTGCTGCATCAACTCAAAAATGGAACATCAGCGATTTTATCAAGGCTGCAGCCAATAAAGGCAGTCAGGGAGCCAAAATCGTTGAACATTTCATGGAAAAGTACGGCTTTTCTGCATCGGTCATCATTAAGATCGAATTTGGATATCACATCAGGAAGAACGACATCATTGAAATGGTTACAAACAATTCACTGAGTTTTTCTGATATTGAACACACCAAATCTAAGCTACAGCATCTGAGGGATTGCTTGGCATTGCTTCCTGAAAACAATGAGAAGGTCATTGGTGCAATCTGCACATTGATGGAGCATGACCGGTATAGCCCAGAAGTAATGATCCGAAAACTGGAACAGGTTGGAGGGAATCTTCTAGTTGCCAGTTCACGGAAGCATTACACGGAACAACTTCAGAGGTTCTACAACCATGGCTCTCGATCCAGAAAAATCTACTTTCTCTGATGAAACAAGTCTGGATACCAGTAGACCCAATCGGAAAACCCAGGATGACGCAACGGGACCGCTGGAAAAAGCGTCCTGTTGTCCTGAGATACCACTCTTTCTGCGACACTTTAAGGCTTTATTCGGCTCCATTTCAGAAAACCGAGTCGTTGGCAATGATTTTCGAGATTCCGATGCCGAATTCCTGGAGCAAAAAGAAAAAGATTCAGATGGAGGGCAGACCACACCAGTCCAAGCCCGATATCGATAATCTTGTTAAAGCGGTACTGGATGCATTCTTTGAAGAAGATAAACAGGTTTATCGGATCAAGGCTGCAAAATTCTGGAAGGTCAAGGGTTCCATTCTTATCAAGGAGGACTATGCCTGGAATGAAGAGTAACTACTTTAAACGTGCTTTCCGTCACAACGTCTTTAAATCGGCCTGTGGTGAATGGAAAGTCATTAGGGGTACCAATCGTTCAAAAACTAATGGTTTTGGCGCGAAGCACCATAAATGGGATCTATACAGCATCTGTGCTGATGGATCTTTCGAGTATGTGGAGAGCTTTCCCAGTATGGACCATATCAAACAATTCATAAACGTAGATAAGGAAATATACGCATGATCAATCAATTCATTGCACAAGGTAACATCGGTCGGAAAATCGACCACGAAGTCAGCGCAGAAGGTAAAACCACTGTCAAATTCAGTCTCTGTATTCAACAGCACGGCAAATACAAGAACAATCCGATCTGGATTCAATGCTATGCCGATCACCGCAATGGTGAATTCATCTATAACAATTGTAAACCAGGAGAGGACATTACTGTCAATGGCTCCATCATGTACACCAAAACCCAGAATGGTACTTACAACTGGGTCTACGTCAAGGATGTCTCTGTCCACTGGAAAGGTCAGAAACCACTCCAGGAAGAGGACATTCAGGAACCAACCGCAGAATCCGTCTTCTAACCATGCAGTATTATTCAGCTAGAGAGAAATCCAGTTCCAACAATGGGTGGATGCCAGCAGATGAACGAAATTTCATCCGTTCTCTAGCTGATCCTAAACAACTCAAGGGCTATCTCAAAGGATTACCTCTCCGTAAAAGATGGCCCAAACACTTCACTGTCGAACACACTCAAGAATTTGAGGATCTTGCCAAATCAAGACTCCTTCAAATGGGAGAATTATATTAATGCCAGAACCTAGAAATACAGGCGACCAATTTGTCGTCTTAGTCAGAATGATGAGAGAATCCCAAAAATCTTATTTTAAGACCAGAGGAAGTCAGCATCTAAAACGAGCTAAAGAGCTTGAAAAGAAAGTTGATAACTGGCTGGAAGGATTTTAATGGGAGCAGGTTTTAAAACTGGTTTTAAATACAGAAAAAGAAAATGGAACCAGCGTTACAACAAACCTCGTTTCCGAATTCCTTTTGATCCTGAAAAAAGAGAGATCCAGAAAGAAGGTCGTAACTTTCAAAAAGCAGGATTTAATTCGTTCTTGGATTACGTCAGGTTTCTCAAGAAACAGGCTAAAAAAGAGTTGGAACTCGCTGTTTCCAAAGGCAAACACCCCGTAACCATCGATAAAAATGACAGCATATAACTACTGTACTCGAAAAGGCTATAAAGCCAAAACCTATACTCACACTGAAAGGATCAGACGTGATCGAGGAGAGGAATGGAAATTAGTACATGAAGAAATTACTTATCCTCCTCACATTGAAGAAGCTATGGAGCTTATTAAAAAATTGCAGGAGGAAAAAACTAATCCTGAGTAGCGGGTTCCAGGTCACCAGCCTGTTCACTGCGGGGAAGGACAAGGGAAACCGCAGTTAAACCCGCTTCCAGTTCTGGGTCGTCATATCTCATCACGGCCCAGTTACCCTCAAAATAATAATCAATGTCTAAATTCAAACCTAAACTGGGAGAAGAAGTTCCTGGTACTTGGCTCACTCCCATCAGATTCTCACATACTGTCTATGATCAAGGTGCGCATTACGAATATCGTTGTCGCTGTGGGAACACCAAAGTCATGCGAAAAGGTAATGTCAAAAGCACCAATGTCCGTTCCTGTGGATGTATGCAGAAATTAAATCAACAGTCTTTTGTTAAGAAATGGTCTAAACACCAGAAAGGGAAAACTCCCTGGAACAAAGGTCTAAAAGGCATGAAAAGCAATGCTAAAGGCCATCCCAATCTCTCCTGGAAGAAAGGTAAGATTAAGCTGAAATATCCTAATGGTAGAATTGAATGGGTTAAGGTTTCTGATGAAAAGATCGGGAGTCACCATCAATTCAAAGAATGATTATTCCCGTTCCTGCCAGAGTCCCTTGTAATACTTTGCTTTCCCCTTCACCTTCACCATCCTCAATACTTCCTTCCTGTTTTCTCCAACACTACTGTAAGAAACGTGTACCCATCCTGAATTAGGTCCCTCTGCCTGTCCGGTGATCTTCGATACTCTCTGGGGATTATAGTTTTCCAGAATAAGCTGATCGAATTCGAGGTTATCCCGAATCCATTCAGCCAGTTCCATATTAGAAACCGACTCACTTATTATTTCTATATCGGCTGCAGCGGAGGTACCAGAACAGCAATGTTGTGACTTCTGACTGCCTCCAATCAGGGTATTCAACGGCTCTGACCGGAAACAACTGTTTATCTTGGTGGGACCGAATTGATCTCTGACGGGCTGAAGAACCTTTAGGGTCAGGGCTGTTATTCTAGCAACAGCGTTGTTATCTAAATGCTCCTCCTGGTCAATCCCAGCATGGATTGCACTGGGACTGTAGACCAGTTCGTGTAATGAAAAGTTTTTAGAAATCCGCATCGCAAGGAAATTATCCCTTGATAAGATCCATGACGGATTTGTGACCATGACTGTTGTCACCATCCACAGCACTATCGAGTGCTTCTTTAACTTCTTTAGGAAGTTTATCAAGATGTGGTTCTAGGTGTTCTGCTGCAAGAGACTGAGCTTTATCGGCTACGATGTCTTTGAGCATGTTAGCCACGAATGGCAGAACAAGGTTGAGCATGTCTTCCTTTTTAGGGTTGAGGTTAAAAAAGTCATAAAGCCATTTAGATAGTTGCTGGATCACCTTCTTCCTTATTATTGTCGTGTGGTGGGATTTCGTGCTTTTCAGGTTCCTGGGCTAAATCACCGCCTGATTCAAAATAAAATTTGGCGATACCTGCAATTATGGGAATAAAAGCACCAATCAAAATGTTCAACAAATCCTTGCTGGAAGCTGGTAACTCAGCGGAGGCGCCGAGCATGATATGTACGACATACGCAAAGATTCCTAATGCACTTAGAGCAATAGCAAATCTCGCTATAAATCGACTCACCTGAATCCTTTCATTCACCGTCATCGTTGGTTTGATCGGCTTTGGAGGATCTGGCTTGGTTACAGTTGTAACAGTAGTTTCTTTAGCCATTATCGTTTTGCAATTAGAGCTTCTGCCATTCCTTTGATTTCCATGGAAAGGCGTTCGTTTGTTTTTGCCACATCTTTGAATGAGGTACTTAAAGAATTTACTGCATCCGAAGTTATACTGTTTTGTTTGTTTTGCTCCTTTATTACATCAATTAATCTTTCATCCCCCCTAGTATCTTTTTCTTCCCAGCGAATTATTTCTTCTTTGTGAGATTGTTGGGTCTTAAAGATGTACCAGCACATGATTCCGATGATCACCGCAGGCAACCCAATCCTTTCCACAATCTGCATTATTTGTTCAACTTCCATAATACCTTGTGGCTCTGGATAAGAAGGAAAATGGTGATCCATTACGGCTTCGGATTGTCGGCTTTGACTTTAGCTCTCTTTGCAGTTATCTCTTGCCACATAGCATCGTTGCCTTCTTCTTTTTCTGCTAAAGCTACAACTACATCTTGGATACTTGGGTATTGCTCTGCTCGGTCACGTTGGTATTGGTTTGCTTCGTAGTCGGCTTGGAGTTCTTCTGTCTTAGCAACCAATTCTTGTTCCGTAGGTTGTGTCTGAGTTTCA